CCTTTGCCACTACAGATGCTGCCTGTCCTCCTAATGGTCCCGCCAATGCTGATCCCAATGTTGGAGCTACAGCACCTACTAAATTTTTAATTAATTTGAATTTCATTAATTTTATCCTCTATAATTTTTTTATAGTATAAATTTGTAAAGGCTTCTCTTTGCCCTTAACTTTGATTGGTTCTAATAATTTTAACTCAAAACTGCACTTTTTGGCAGTGTCTTCTCCTATCAATATATCAAATCCTGCCTCTTTGGTGGCGGACTCAAGCCTTGCCGCCGTGTTAACGCAATCCCCAATAGCTGTATAATCAAACCTAGTTGAACTACCCATGTTGCCTATAACAGCAAACCCTGTAGCAACGCCCACACCTATTTCAAGACCCAGTCCAGATAGCTGTACTTTATCTTGTATTTCCTTAGCACATAAAACAGCCGCTTCTTCATGACCTTCTAAGTCCAAAGGTGCATTAAAGATTGCCATCATTGCATCACCAATATATTTATCTACCATTCCATCATAAAACTTTACAGTATCTGACTGTATGGTAAGAACCTTATTCATTATCTCGGTTACCTCTTCTGGCTCTAGCTTTTCTGACAAAGACGTGAATCCTCTTACGTCCGTAAAGAGAAATGTTGCGTATCTTTTTTCTCCTCCTAGTTTTAATAGCTCTGGATTATCCTGTAGTTGTCTTACCTGTCTTGGATCAAGGTAATGTTCAAATTGTTTTTTGACCTGTTGACGGAGTTTAAACTGTTTTCTAAAGTTTAAATAGAAGGCAATAACCGAAATTAAGATCTGTGAGATAAAAGTCCAAGAGAAATCTATTAAATAACCCCTCTGAATGCTATAAGCTCCTAAGAAGCCCGTGGTTAATAGCAATACTACAGCTATACTTATGCCCTTGGTTATACCAAGATAGTTTATTACAAGCCATGTCAGAGAGACAAAAATTAGAAAAATCAAAATTTCCAACGCCAAAGCATAGTCTGGGATCATCGGAGAGTTTTCAATAAGAATTGACTCAGATAATGCTGCTTGAATTTTGTGTGGCTCTAATAATCCAACTGGAGTTGCAACCTGTGGCATGATTCCTGGTGCGGTAATTCCAACAAAAACAAACTTACCCTCAACATTCATTTCTTGTAAATCGGTTTGTGGTGTATCTACCCAACTAATCCATTTACGACCAAGGCTATCTGTTTTAATTGGTGGCAATCCTCTAACGGCTATTTCCTCTATACCATTATCATTTGTTTTTATAATGTAGGTCTTTGCACCAACTAAACTTTTTAACACCTCAGTGCCAAACGAGCTAACATAACCGTCTGGTGTTTTTAAAAGTAGTGGCATTCTTCTGACTAGGTTGTCTATGTCAGTAGGTGCAGTTGCAATACCCTGTTGTATATAATTTCTAAGGTTGTTAGTATTTTGAACTACACCTTTGGATAACATACCACTAACATCTGGTCCTTGTATCACTGTTCCAATTGTTTTTGGGTATATTTGATTTGGGGCTTCAAACATAGCTAATATTGATGTACCTTGTTGTAAAGACTCTGCAAATTCTTTATCTCCCCCGAGTCGATCAGGGTGGGGAAAAGAAATAACCCAACCAACCCCCAAAGCACCATTAGACATTATCTCTGTATGTATCTCTCCAAGTCTCTTACGAGGTATTGGATATCCCCCTTCTTTATTTATATCTTCTTCATTTATGTTAAGAACAGTAAAGTATCCAGAGGGGTTGGGGGTTTTAATTAAAGCATCAAATACTTTTAGTTTTAGTATCTCTGTGGGTGTTGACTGATATAACAGAGGCAACACTAGTATTATAAGTATCGTGAATAGTAGCCTTTTCATTAATTGCTCTGAGTTATTTTGATAGCACTACCATTCCCGCCATTAATTTTAATAACATTGGATGTGCCGTCTTGTATAAAGATAACAGTATAACTACCAGCAGAGTCTATATCTATTCTAGCGGTATCACTAACGCTACGCATAAGTGTTAATACCTCTCCTGTTATGAAGGATGTTATCTGTGTGGATAAGTCTTGTCCTAACTGTGTGCCAACTATATTGGTAGATGTGGCATCTTGAGCTAACTGATCCTCTTGTTGTATTTCTTGTAGTGCATCTATAACATCTAGCAAGTCCTCTAAGAAGTTTACATCAAGATAGTTTATGTCTAGCTCTGTAAACTCTAACTCTCGATCTGAGTCTAAGAAGTCTTCTTCTAAAAAGTCTTCATCAAGACCATCAAAGTCTAGTATGTTTTTCTTTTTGGTTTGTATATTTTCTTCTATAACCACTTCTTCTTTAGGCGGATTAACAATTAGCATGTTGTCTATAAGGTCTAGTGTTAGATCTAAAATAACAGGTGAGCTAGGTGACTTCTCAAAGACATCTACTGTTGTAGCCTCATAAGGTTTATTTAATATAACTGTTCCCATTGCTGTGGTTACTAATATCTCGCCGCTAGAATTACCAAACTCATCTGGTAAAAGTATCAACAACGACCTACCTATTTCATCTACGGTAACTGTAAAATCAGTACCACGAATTGCTATGTTTGCTGTGGGTGTTTTGAGATCTATATTATTTTTATCTATCTTGTTTAAACCACCAGTAATAAACCTGGCTGTACCAAGACCAAAGGTAATAGCCATTTTAGACTTGCTAGGATTGGGGTCAAAGATGTATTCGTCTATAGTTAGCTGAGAATGCTCGGTAAGTTTTACCTTAGAATCATCTAAAAACGTAATAGCCATACGACCATTAGTCGTAACCGCTTCATCATTTTGTTGTATATCAAAAGACTCTTTTGCTTCATAAGTTTTATCTCTTAGTATTTGTGCAGAACCATTTAGCTCAGATATATTTCCTATATCAACAGCTTGTGGTTGTTCCGCCATCGTTCTGAACGACACAAACAGTACCGTTAGAACCAGTAGAGTTAATCTGTAACCAATCAGAAGCAAGAGTTGATGACTGTATGATGTTGAATGTTCTGCTGTTTCCTGTTTGGTCAAGATAGAAGTATCCACCTGCATATCCGCTTCCTGTAAAGTTAACCGTGTTGCTATCTCCATCTACATCTACATAGTTAGTAGCACCATCATAGTTTATATCAAAATCAAAAGTGTTGCTGTCGCCATTAATAATCCAGTCCAAGTCTAAGCTAGATGCTAGAGCTGATGTGCCTGTATCTAATGTAAAGCTATTAGAACCACCAGTTACATCAACATTATAGTCTGAGTTATCTATACCATAGGTATTTGTAGGATCTGCTTGTATAGTAAAGTTGTTACCATCACCGTCAAAATTAAAATAACCAGTTACTGAGTCACCGTATATATCGCCTAAGAATTTATTTGTGTTACCTATTTGATTTATGTCTAAAGTTAGGTTCAGACCATCTAGGTCAAGGGCTGTGAGGGTGCCAGCAATTGATTGCAAGCCACCTATAATATTTGATGACCCTAGCTGTTCTAAGTTTATGTTTGCCGTTGCTCCGCTTTGATCTATATATATTTCGTTATCAGCCGCGTATAGCGGAGATACAAGCATCATCGCAATTAATGTTTTTAAATTTTTCATCAATGTTCCAATATCCTCTAGTTGCTCCTTCTTTTATTGTTTGTAATACTGCGGTTTCTATTGCTGTCTGTAGGGCTATGTTTATTGATTCGTTTCTTACTAAACCATTTTCTATTTCGACAAGCTCTGTCGAATCGGTAATAAAACGAAAAACATCTTGATCTATAGAAGCACTTAATATCGTTTTTGTAACTAATACTTCTAATAATACCTTTCCAGTGCTGACAGATACAGTTCTTAAAGATATGGTTACAGTATCTTGTTTAAACTGCCTGGACATTCCAATCCCAAGATAGCGAGCTCCAGATCCGCCGCTTTTTACATTACTCTCATAAGATATCACACCGCCTTGCATTATCAAGCCAGCGAACATTAAATTTGGTAACTTCTGTTTTTCCTTATTATCCTGTCTTGTGCTTCTTATTATCTGACGCTCCTTAGTTACATGATCCAACCCCACCCTTTCAACAACTTCAAAGAATCCATCATGGCTACTTCCCGCATGTTTGAGTGCTCTTATAAGATATGCGTCTGGTGCTTGTGTAACCGCAGAAGAGAAGGTTGCATAAGAACTATTGCTTCGTCTTTGCCCTGTTGCGTCTATAAAAGAACCTGCGTATATAGCTACAACAGGTTTCTTTTTATTTCTATGTTGAATGTTAGCAAGGCTTGGAACTAATAAAGATCCTATTTCTGGTCTTTCTATTTTTTGAAAAGGGGGTAGGTTATTTTCTAAAGGATCTACTATTAACGCACAGCTAGAAAGTAAAGCTACCGATAGGGAGAGATATAGTTGTCGTGTTGCCATCTGAATCTGTAATGTTTAAAGTTATTATGCCGTCTACAACATTATACTCTATCCTGTTGCCTTCTAGCTCCAGGACACCACTATCGCTTGGAGTTTCTCCAAATAGGTTTTCCACTAGTTGTCTTGATAGCTGGGCATAGATCCTGGATTCTAGGTTTCTTATAAATCTTGCAAGAGTTGTATTTTCTTTGTCTCTTTCTATCTCGTCTTGTAATGCTTTTATTTCTGCTTTTAGTGCTTGCTTTCGATTAAACTGTTGGTTCTCAATCGTAAGATAATGTGCGGAAGTGCCTATACCAGAGAATGAAGGAGACTTAAACTTGTGGACCATTTCATCTGCACTTACATTTTGTACAAATATACATACAAATAAAATTATACCTATTAAGGATACGATTTTAATTATTAAGTCTTTTTCTTTTTCAATCTTTTCTTTGATCATCTCTATCCGCCTTTGCTAATCTATCGGTGTGCATAAGTTGTGGCACACCAAGTATGGTTTTTAAAAGAGTGTCTTGTCTAATAATCTCATTGTCTACAGAACGCACTCTATCAATTAAAGCTACTAATATCCCATGTTGAGAATCTAGTTTTTGACCTAATCGTTGCTCTATTTCAGATATCTGAGCAGATACTTTTTCATCAAGGACATCTACTTTAGTTTCCATGCCGTCAATAATTTTGTTAATAAGTTTCCAAATAAATAAACCAAGACCTATAGCCGCAGCTATTGGAAAGCCAACTTCATTTATTAGTGTAACTATATCACTCATATCTCTGAATCAACCAGATATCCATTAGCATAGAAATTACCATGTTCTGTTTTAAGGGTGTAAGTTACATGCTCTTCTGCCAAAACTTCGATAGAGGTTACTGTTTCAAGTGTTCCGTCCTCTTTTATCATCTTATCGCCTACAGCTAGCTGAGCAACCGTGAGCTCATAATTTTCTAAAGTTCTTGCTGGATCTATAGAGGCTCTAACATACCCTTCTAAATATACTGGATGGTCTTCTGTTAGCTTTAGATTATTTACTGTATACAAATTATCATGGTTAATAATAATTATTTGTAATAAATCTACCAACTCTTTACTAGAGGTTGTGCTGTTCCAAGACCATATTTTAGAAACTGAATCCTTAACAGTATGAATTGACTCTTGTCCATTTTGTGT